CTCACAACCTATGTTAGGTCGCTGCCTAAGAAAGTATGGGGCACTACGATACATCCGAACATCAACCAGACTGTTACTAATACTGGTAGGTACTCACAGAGCAATCCTAACTTACAGAACCAGTCCGGTGATGCCCGTGTCAAAGAGTTGTTTGCTCCTCGCAGTGGCTATGCTTTTGTTGAGGCAGACTACAAGCAGCTAGAAGTTATTGCCTTTGCGTATGTGTACCGTGATGCCGTGTTGTTACAACATCTTAAGGAAGGCGTTGACATTCACGAGCGCATCTGTCTCAATCTATACGGACCATCCTACACCAAGGAACAAAGGCGCACAGTGAAGGGCGTGAACTTCGGTACTATCTACGGTGGTGGTAGTGAGACTATTGCTAGGCAGTCTGGGCTAGATCAATCTGTTGTGTGGGAGATACAACGTGCGTTCTTCAAGACGTACACTTCCATCAAGCCGACTAGAAACCTAACCATGAAGTCACTAACCCACTCTAGTAATACTTCTGGGTTTGTTACTATGGTCTCTAGTACTGGTCGGACCTATTCAATACCTGTGGACAGGAAGATTATTTCTAGTGGGGTAGAGTACGTGCCCCACTACACCAAGGTGTGCAACTACCCGATACAAGGCTTGGCTACAGGTGACATAGTGCCTATGATGCTAGCCTATGTTGAGAAGTGGATACGAGACAGCGATCTTACTGGTAAGATTCGTATGCTCAATACAATCCACGACTCCATATTATTTGAGGTTGACAAAGATAAAGTAGAGGAGTATAGTAAGCTGATAAAGGAGAAGTTAGAGGAAGCACCGCAAGTATTTGAAGATGTGTTCAAGAAAGAGTTTGACTTGCCCTTGAAGGTTGATGTACAATATAGTACTGAGACTTGGAATGGGCCTTGGAACAAATTAGCTGACAGCAAATAAGGAGACTGCGACTATGACTATGGTTACTGGTATTGTTGAGCGTGTTGTTGAGAAGACGGTGAACACGAAGTTTGGTCCCAAGCCTGTGTTCGATATCTATGTGAACAGCACCAAGTACTCTTGGGGCTGGAAGCGTCCTAGCTCTGCCGGTGTCACTGATGGTGCCAACATCAGCTTTGACTTTGAGGCTGACAAGTATGGTCCGAAGATCACTGACGGCACTGTCAAGGTGCTGACTGCTGGCGACGGCACTGCCCCTGTCAAGGCTGCGCCGAGTAGCGGTGGTGCTATTACTAGTAATAGGGATGCAGGATTCCCTGTGCCTGTGACTAGTGACAAGATCAGCATCCTGCGCCAGAACGCCTTGACCAATGCGCGTGAGCTTGTTCAGGCTTACCCTTCTGTGTTTGTTGAAGGCGTAGACAAGAAGGCTGATGACATGGTAGCCAAGATCCTAGAGATTGCTAGCAAGTTCTCTGACTACACCTCTGGCCGTGATGTGGAAGAGAAAGTCAAGAAGCTTGCCGGTAAAGTTGAAGCTGCATCAAAGGAGTAACTTAAAATGAAGAAGGTCTTAGTGGGGATTGCGTCTGCTTTAATTGTTGTGGTTGGGTTTGCTGTGCTGGCTAACCCAGCAGAACCCACGCAGAGGGGCACACCAGCCACTCCACCAGTGGATGCGCCCCCTGCTCGCCCCATCCCACCGGAGACTCCGCGAAGGGAGTTCCCTATCGGACATCCGGCTAACCCGAACAGTCCTCGTCCACGATAAAGGAATCGACATGCCTAAGATAGAGACTCTCGCTAATGATATCTACGATCTACTAGATCGTCCCAACTCTGGTATGCAGTTTGATCTTGACCGCGAAGTGGATCTGTCTAAGCGCCTCATCTCGCACATACGGGATGAGGTGCGTGATCCTGACCGTACTAGTAGGCCAGCCAATGAACTCTACGTCACACAGTTTACCAGCCCCTGCCACCGCAGGGTTTGGTACAACGTGTACGGCAAGGGCATTGCCCGTGAGCGCATAGCTGGAAAGAACCGCTTCAAGTTTGTCTATGGCGACTTGATTGAGGAGATGGTTCTCTACTTTGCGGAACTAGCAGGACACACTGTCACTCATAAACAGCACAGGTTTGAAGTACCGCTGGGTACTGACAACCCGTTCATTATCTGTGGCAGAATAGACGCCATCATTGACGGTGTTCTTATTGACGTTAAGAGTATGGAAGGCTTTAGTTTTGACAGGCTCGTTGCCGGTAACTATGAGGACAAGTGGGGGTACTATACCCAGCTTGGAATCTACAAGCACATGGCAGAGCAGGACGGCATAAACGTAAAGCAGTGCGCCATACTCGCAGTCAACAAGTCCAATGGTAGAATCCACGTACACATGGTAGATCCTGAGTACCTAGTAGGTTGCTGGGCTAAGGTAGTCGGCACTATGAAAGATCCTACTAGTATGTACGAACTGCCTGATAGGCACGTTACTACAAAGAGCGGCAACTCTGTGTTGGGCGCAGGGTGTTCGTATTGCCCATTCAAGTTTGACTGCTACGAAAGGGATGGTATGTATGGTCTTGAAGTCTTCGCCTACTCGGACAGTATCACGTTCATGCCCAAGCCCGTCAAAAGGATACCGAAAGTTCCGCAAATCACGGAAGCGTACAAGAAAGAAAATCTCAGGGAAATTTAGGAGCAACTACGAAGCAGAGGTGTGCGCTGACTTGGAGGCTCGCGGACATGGCTATCAATACGAGCCGCACAAGTTGAGCTACACCTACGAGGCTACGTATGTACCGGACCTATTACTTAGTAATGGTGTGTACGTAGAGATGAAGGGGTTCTTTAGTTATGAAGACAGGAGAAAGATGGAGAGCGTATTGAAATCTAATCCGGGTATCAAGATACGCATGTTGTTCTATCGTGATTCCAAGATCGCAAAGAACAGTAAGATGACCTACTCTATGTGGGCAGAGAAGATCGGCATCCCATATGCAGTAGGTAAGAGTATTCCAGAGGAGTGGTTGAATGAGTGACAATGATAACGTAGTGCAATTCAAGGGTATCTTTCACGGCAAGAAGTCTGCGGTGTTTGTAGTACAGAAGCTGCTTGAGTTTGTACAGGACCACCCAGATGCTGAACTACTCATAGGTGTACGCTCAAAGAGCGAGAACTTCATCACAGCAGGGTGGAGTGCGGTAGACGCAGGAGACTTGCTGTTGATATCTGAGTTTATTAGAATGCAAGTTATTAGTAATATCTTTGAGCAAGAGGACTAATGTGAACAAAGATCTGTCACTCGTCATGGGCGATGCCCACGTTGCGCCTAAGCAGGACTTGCGTAGGTTCAAGTGGGCTAATCGTATGCTCCACCAAACTATCTTACATGCCAATGTGTTTAGGCTAGTTATCATTGGCGACTTCCTGACAATGGATAGCTTGTCAGCATGGGACAAGGACAAGCGCAAGAAGATGGAAGGTAGGAGATACCAAGCCGACATTGACTGTGGCAAGCAAGCTCTGTCTATGCTGCTTGATGGTGTACCAAGTGACAAGCTAGACATCATCTACACGGAGGGCAACCACGAAGAGAGAGTCAGCCGCTACATAGACTACCATCCTGAGTTAGAAGGTAAGTTATCGGTAGAAAAAGATCTTCTTTATGATGTTCGTGAGCAAGGTTTTAAGGTTACATATGTGCCCTACAAACAAGACTGGAACTATAGAGGAGTATCTTTTACCCATGCACCCATACAAGAAACAGGCAAACCCGTTCAGGGAAAACAAGCCTCGCAAAAATCCCTTGGCATATACAACAATAGTGTCGTGTTCGGTCATACTCATAAGTTCAGCGTTGGTTGCGAACATCGTCATAATGCTCCACATCTTAACCAAGCTATCAATGTCGGTTGCTTTTTTGAGCATGTTGATGAGTACGCAGTTGGATCAATCACTTCTTACTGGCGCGGACTCGTCTTGCTTAATCACTATTCCACCAACAGAGTTGACATCTCAACACTCTCAATGGGCAGACTTAAAGAACTCTACGGATAATACTAATAATAATTGGGGAGAACCTGACTATGGAATACATCAGAGCGGTTGAAGACTACCTTCTAGACTTAGACTTGGAGCAGATGTGTGAAGAAATGGGGATCACACAAGAGGACATTCTACGTAGGTTCAGAGACAGACTACACCAAGTATATGAGCGCCTTGATCGCGGGTATCAACGGAACCTCATCTACGGATATGATGAACTTGACGAAGAAGACGAAGAGAACATCAGGCACTTCAAACGAATCGCAAACGATGAACAAGATGAAGAGGAGTGATAGATTGGAAAAGAATACTAGTATTATGGATGAGTACCAAGCTGTCATCCATCGCAGCCGGTATGCTAGGTACTTGCCGGAAGAGGGTAGGCGTGAGACTTGGGGTGAGACTATTGACAGGTACATCTCATTCTTCAAGAACCACATCAGTGAGACTCTAGGTAAAAAGAAAGCAGCCTCGACGATTGAATGGGAAGCCATTAGAGAGGCGATCTATAACCTAGATGTCATGCCGTCTATGCGAGCCATGATGACCGCAGGGCCAGCCCTAGCCCGTGACAACGTGGCTGGTTACAACTGTTCGTACCTACCGATTGACAACCCCAAGTGCTTTGACGAGGCTATGTACATCCTCATGTGCGGTACGGGTGTCGGGTTCTCTGTCGAGCGTCAGTATGTAAATAAGTTGCCAGAGGTTCCTGATGAACTCCACGAATCAGACACTACCATCGTTGTCAGTGACAGTAAAATCGGATGGGCAAGTGCTTACCGTGAGCTTATCGGACTCCTATACCACGGCAAGATTCCAAAGTGGGATCTCGGACGACTACGTCCATCAGGCAGTCCTCTCAGAACTATGGGCGGTAGAGCGAGCGGCCCAGAACCTCTTGAGGATCTTTTCAAATTCACGATCAAGACATTCCGTGGTGCAGTCGGGCGTAAGTTGACAAGCCTAGAATGCCATGATATCATGTGCAAAGTTGGTGATATCGTGGTGGTTGGTGGTGTGCGTAGGTCTGCTCTCATCTCTCTTAGCAACTTGACTGACGAGCGTATGCGTCAGGCCAAGAGTGGTGAGTGGTGGGTGTCCAACGGACAGCGAGCCTTGGCTAATAACTCTGTGTGCTACACTGAGAAGCCTGACATGGGCATCTTCATGCGTGAATGGGAGAGCCTCTACGCTTCCAAGAGCGGTGAGCGTGGCATCTTCAACCGTGTTGCATCGCAAGAACAGGCAGCTAAGAATGGGCGTAGGGATGCTACCTATGACTTCGGAACCAACCCGTGCTCTGAGATTATCTTGCGTCCCTACCAGTTCTGTAACCTGACTGAGGTTGTAATCAGAGCTACGGATACTGTTGATACTCTCAAGCACAAGGTTCGCATTGCCTCTATCTTGGGTACTATCCAAGCTACCCTGACTGACTTCAGGTATCTGTCTAAGAAGTGGAAGGACAACACCGAAGAGGAGCGTCTCTTGGGTGTATCTCTAACAGGTATCTGTGACTCTGACCTGACTAGCGATATCTACTACGAACTCGACGACACACTCGCAGACTTGAAGGAAGTAGCTATTACTAGTAATAAGGAACTTGCCAAGTTACTAGGTATCCCGCAGTCTGCTGCTATCACTTGCGTCAAGCCTAGCGGCACTGTGAGCCAGCTAGTAGGCTCTGCCTCTGGTATCCACCCTCGCTACGACAGGTACTACATTCGCCGTGTACGGTTTGACAAGAAGGATCCAATGGCATCGTTTATGATTGCCAAGGGTTTCCCTCACGAGGAAGATTTCTACAACAAGAGTGCTTGGGTATTCTCATTTCCAATGGAGTCTCCAGAGAGTAGCCTACTGAGGCAGAACATAACTGCCGAAGACCAACTTGAATTGTGGCGTGTCTATCAGGAGTGGTGGTGTGAGCACAAACCTAGTATCACAGTATATGTACGGGAACACGAGTGGCTTGATGTTGGGGCTTGGGTTTATAGGAATTTTAATCTCATTAGCGGGGTGTCTTTTCTACCTTATGATACTGGTACGTACCGTCAAGCACCGTATGAAAGTATCGACAAAGGTACCTATGAATCACTTGTCGCAGCTATGCCGCAAGGCGTGGACTGGACTGAGATGCTGGAAGTAGAGGACACTACCACTGGCACTAAAGAGTTGGCATGTACAGCAGGAGTATGTGAGATATGAACACAAAGAAAATGATTAAGTCCCAGAAAAGGAACAACCATCCTTGGAGAAAGTTTAGCTTGTTCTTCTTGTCTAACAACTATAGTGAAGACCAGAAGCGCGTAATTAGAGAACGAAAGGATACGGAAAATGAGACTCGGAATATTGGGTAGTCGTCGCATTGACGACATCGAACAAGTTACTAGTAATCTAGAGAGTATCTTGCGTGTGTTGGACAGCGACAACGTACACATTACTGCTCTAGGTGGCGATAGCAAAGGTAGCGAAAGAATCTGTCGGGACTACTTTGCTGCTACGCCCTTCGACTTCGTGCTATTCAAACCCTATAGCTTTGTGGATAGGGACGTAGAGCACGATCCGAAGTACTTTTTTTATCGCAACAAACAAATCGTTGACAACTCAGACTACGTGATTGTATTCTTGGATCACGAAGAGGGTGGTGTGTCGAAGTCATTTGTGTACTTGAAGTACAATACAGATACTCCATACACTGTATTTGGAATAGATGGAGGCGTACTTGAAAACAGAGGATGATGTCAATAGTCCTAGCCACTACACCGTGGGTGGCATAGAGACTTGGGAATATATCAGGGCCAAGATGACTTACGAGGAGTGGATGGGATACTTGAAGGGTAACATCATCAAGTATCTGTCTAGGTCTCCGTACAAGGAAGATCCCTACAAGGATCTACAAAAGGCCAAGTGGTATATGGACAGGCTGAACGAGGACTACATCACTGACTAGTTCTTGCCCATCCTCTTTAGTCCCCCAAGGAAAACCGCCCTCAGTAATTTGAGGGCGATCTTCTTTGGAGGGGGTAGGTATCTCTGCCAATCAGGCAGATTGAACCTCTTACTTATTTTCACCCTTACCGAGCAAGCCGAGGATAATCGGCCCAGCAATAGAGCGCATACGCGCCAGCAAGAGCGTGAACGCAACAACCTGTGCCGTCAACTCAGGCGTCACGTTACCAAACCAGCCAATCACCGTAGTCAGAACCTCTGGCAGACCAGAGATAACTGCCCAAGCAACCGACAACCACACCGTCCACGAAGGAAGGCTCTTGTCAAGCAACGCCCGAAGGCTAGCAAACAATAGACTCATACTAGTAATCTCCTCTATTTAGTACCGTTATGTTCCACACTAAAGTGGTTTCCGTCTTTCTTCTTGAAGTCCCCACCCCAACAGAAGTCAGGACTCAGGGTCTTCCAATAATCTCCCATAAACTTATACGCATCAGTGCTAGTCTGATAGACTCCATCCTTGTACAAGATCAAGTCAGCAGCTAGCCCAATGAGATGTAGGCTATTGGAGATTCCCTTGCCACTCTTAGCGTTGGCTTGTGCTTCTTCTTTTGTGCGCTTCACTTGATCGAACGCACATGAGTATCCGGGCTTTTGATTCACCCAGATAACTAGGTGAGAGATAGCCGCAGAGAAACGGCACCTCTTGCTAGATAGATTTTCCATTCGTCTTAGTCCCTGTCTGCCTTATCCTCTAGCCTTTCGACAATCCTATCCAATTTAGTTTCAATCCTTATAATAACAATATTGAAGTCGTCCTTGCGAAGGAACTCAGAATGCATGTTGCGTTCCATCTCTGCTAGATCTCTACGCATTCGCTCTACTGCACTCCAGAGGGACTTCATCAGCCAGCCTCCTATACCACCTAGCATTGCTGCCGCTATGTTAAAGGCTGACTGCCAGTCCATTACCGAATCCCCTTTATACGTGGCCCTTTCGGGCGGCTCTTATTAAACTGCTTGGATGCTACGTTAGATAGCACACTCTCCTGTCCCTCTGTGTCTACAGTTGTTGCTGCAAAGCAATACGTACCGGCGGGTATGTTCTGCAACTCAACAAGATTGCTAGGGCTAGGCACGTTAACCTGTCCCTGCACAGTACCCAACCCGCCAGTGCTTGTGCAGCTACCCCACATTACCTTGGTGTACGCTATCTCAGATAGCGGCAGAGGCGTACCGTCTTCTCGCTCAACTGGATTGTCCCACTCCACGATGGCCGTAGCTGCGTAACTATTACTAGTAATAAGAAATAAAGTTAGTGCTGCTAGTATTCTCATAACGTCACGCTAATTTTAGATGCCACATATGTTTCGGTGTCGGCAATCTCTCCAACCGTGCTGGCCTTGCCACGCACGATAAGTTGATAGATGCGTCCGTTAAGTGGCAAAGTAGCCCCATTACGCCTTCCAATGTATGCCACGTAGTTGCCGTAATTGCCTGAGCCTTGGTCTGTGGCAACGCTTACATTTTGCACACCATCAATTCTTAGGATAGCACTGTCTGCTGAAATATCAGATAACCCGGTAACAACATTTGTGCTAGGGGGAGCAAAAGTATTAGTTCCGTTGGCGTCAGCCACAACTGTTCCTCTGGAACGATACATGAAGTCGCTCTGTGAGGCCGCAGATGGAGTAAAGAGTCCGAAAGTACCGTTGTTTGTTTGTGTTGTGGAACTCAATTCGACAACAACTCCCGCTGCCGCATTGCTAAGATTTGTAACCCCAGCGAAAACACTCATCTCATTCGCCGTACTGAAGTCGATAGCACTAGTCGCTAGTCCATCGTTGCTGCCATCAAAAGAGAGATATTGTGGGAACTTAGTTGTATCAGCATCATAATTTGTCGAAGAAGTAATAGTCTGGTATTCGCCATTGAGGTTGGTGTTATCTTCTAGAGAGATAACCTGTGCTCCCCAAAGATATATATCACCCGCACTAAAAGGTTGTCCACCAATAATAAAAAGATGAGAAGTTGTTGAAGTTGTAACAGTGACAGAGCATTTGTACCAACCGCCACCAGCACTTACAATAGCACCTGTGCCAGATGCAACAGTACCGTTTGTAAGATCAAATGTAGCGTTTGGAGTGGTTCCTGCTACCCGTAATTCTAGAGTTACTTGCGTGTTGGTTCCAGCTTTTGCATAAACAGATGCTACATACGCAGCCCCGCCTATTAGCGGAGTAGCCGTAGTAAAGATTGAGTTGTAAGAGCCAGAAGAAACAGCGAACGTATCTGCCGTTGTTGTTCCGTTAGGCGCAGTTGTAGTGTTGGGTGTTATCGTCGCGCTAACTTTACTCCATGCCGGGTTATCGAAAACTTCGCTGTATGTAATTTGATTGTACCTAGCCCTAAGTGTCGGTCTATTGTCTGCTATACTTTGTGAGGCGGTGTTGCGGAAAGTCTCAACAATAGAGATACTGGTTACTGTTATATTCT